GAAAGTGAGCCGGGTTCCTGACGGCGTTGCCGAGTACAGCGTGTGGGGGCTGAAGCTGCCGACGCTGCGCCAGCGCCTGTTCCGCTGTGTGAGTATCCGTGAGAACGATGACGGCACGTATGCCATCACTGCCGTGCAGCATGTACCGGAGAAAGAAGCCATCGTGGATAACGGGGCGCACTTTGACGGCGACCAGAGCGGAACGGTAAACGGTGTCACGCCGCCAGCGGTGCAGCACCTGACCGCAGAAGTCACCGCAGACAGCGGGGAATACCAGGTGCTGGCGCGCTGGGACACGCCGAAGGTGGTGAAGGGCGTGAGTTTCCTGCTTCGCCTGACCGTGGCAGCGGATGACGGCAGTGAGCGGCTGGTCAGCACGGCCCGGACGACGGAAACCACATACCGCTTCACGCAGCTGGCGCTGGGGAACTACAGGCTGACTGTCCGGGCGGTAAATGCGTGGGGACAGCAGGGCGATCCGGCATCGGTATCGTTCCGGATTGCCGCACCGGCAGCGCCGTCTCGGATTGAGCTGACACCGGGCTATTTTCAGATAACCGCCACGCCGCATCTTGCGGTTTATGATCCGACGGTACAGTT